CATCGTGTGATTCTCCCTAGAGTTGATACGGCGGCCGTTGATACTCCCGGCCGTTTTTAGTCGTTTATAACAGACATCGTCAACGAATACAACATACCTTTACATGAAATCACGTAGAATAATTACAGAATCGAGAATCCCGGGATTGTCGGATCGTCCTAGCATCCCCACGCTACGGGGACGGACGGGGGTAAGTAGCGAAAACGGTATCAAAACCGCCGGCCGCGCAGAATCGATTCTCGGCCGTCAACGCCACGTTCGGCCGATTCCAGGACGATTGCCGATTCTGTAATGCCCTAGGATCGCCCACAACGGCCGCGGATGATCGGCCGCGATAGTTCGGCCGTGGGTGTTTCGGTAGGTCTCGATTCTCGGGGCTCCAAGATCTTAGGTGAGTTAAACCCGATCTACCTTTATGTCGTCCGGCGGCCGTTCGTTATCGGCAGGATCGGTCGTGGTATCGTCTGGCATCCACTGGAACCGAAAACTCGTCGCAGTGTGTTTCACATCGTAACGCCATGATGGCCGCATGGTTGTTGGCGATCAATCGACCTGGAGGGGGCTCGTTGGCGATCGGTCGGGCGGCGGTTGTGCGAGAACATGCGATGCTCACGAGCCCGGCCGCCAAAATCAAACCACGACCCCGCCCCTCGCCCGCCGCCTGAATTAATTAACCCACACAGACCGACGAAGGGAATCGTCTTATGCGGGTACTTTCCTTGGCGTGGATCGTCGTGATCTCAGGCGTGGACACGTGGTACACGGTATTTGACGGGTTACCGGCAATTGCGCTGGAGAGGAACCCGTTGGTGACGTGGATACTGCTGGTCGGAGGTCTGCCGGGTTTTACGATGTGCAAGTTGATTGGGACATCGGTTGTTGTGTATTCCTTATGCGAGATGTCTCGTCGCGAGTGGTTCTGGTGTGGTACGGTGACGACGGTGTTGTGTATGGTTCAATCGCTGGTCTTGATGAGTTATCTTCCGAGGTGGATGTGATGGGTAAGGATCGTCGGACGATGTTGAAGGACTGGCTCGACGAGACGGGCAAGTGGGACGAGTGGATATCATCGCGTGACGGGATGGTTGAACTGGGTGTTGACCCGTGGGCGGCTCACTGGCGAGCGGCGAAGGTGGTCGGTTACGAGGGTACTGTTCCCAAGGAGCGTGTGACACGTCCTGCGGGGTTACCTGGCGGTGTCGAGGGTTCGTTTGGCAGTGGCGGGATACGCGGTGATTTCGATTGGGTGTACCGCAACGTAAGTGTTGACGGGGTAACGATATCGGATGCGCCCAGTTCTGGTGCCTGGGGGTTACTGGAGTTTGCCCGTAATGATCCCCGGGCGTTTTACACGAAGTGGATGGACATCTGTTCCCGGCAGGACGACCGGGACCGGGTGATGGAGGGTTTCCGTGAGGATGCGACACGTCGAACGTCGGATATTGCGGAGATGTTGCGAGGTTTTCGGGAGGCCAGAGACGGTGACGAATCGACAGGTGGTGTGGCGGTTGCGGCAGACGGTGTATTCGTTGGCGGTTCCCAGGCCACCGTCGGAGACGCGATTGTCGGAGATGCGGAAGTTGTTGCTCGACGTGATCCTGGCCCTGGAGGCGACTGACGACCTTGCTGACGAACGGGCTGACGCGGTTCGCGAGTGGGTGATCACGGCCCCTGGTGACGACTTGTTGATGTGTTTCGAGTCTCCCCGGACGATGAGTGAGTCGCCGTGGGACTCTTTCCGGGTCGAGTGACGGTGATGAACAACGGTGAGCCGGCGATAGGTACGCGGTTGACGTTGAGCCGCGGCGAGTTGGAACTGGCCGGGTTCGTGGCCGGCCGGCGACAGGAATCAAACGAATCGGCGGGTTTCACGTCCCGGCGTATCAGCCGTTCGATGACGGATCTCGAGGTGAACCTGATCGGCGTGATTGGCGAGATGGCATTCTGCCGTCTGTTCAACTGCTACTGGAACGGCAACGGTGAACCGCGGTTGAGGTCCGAGGATGACGGTGATTGCACGATCCATGGTTACGGTCACAGTTATCGTTGCGATGTGAAGACGACCGGCTATGATACTGGTCCCCTTTCGTTGTTTCCCGGCAAGGGGACACCGCGGGTGGAGGTTTATGCGTTGATGACCGGTAAGTCTCCGACGCTGACGTATCGAGGTCTGATGTGGTCAAATCGGTTGTTGTCCTGTCCGCTGGTGACGGTAAAATACGCCAGCCAGCACGTTCACGTTGCCGAGCAGTTCGAGTTGAAGACATTGCGTGACTGCATTGACGAGGTTCGGTGAAGACGATGTTGATCAGTCGTAGGGGCAAGGAATTCGAGGGCACAATTTCATATCACAGGTACGAGAATGGAAACCTGGAGGTTTTGTTGAACGATGCCGATGGCGAACGGGTTGCCTGTCTGAGCGTGGATATCGACGGCGTTGATCTGGAAGACGACGAGTTTGTTGCCAAGACGTACACAGAAAACCGGGGCCTGGTGGAACAGTTCATTGACGCGGGGACATTTGTTCGCACCGGGGTTGAAGTCCCTGTCGGGATCGCACCACTGCAACCTGTCCTGAAGGCTCCCTTCGTTTTCAGTGGGTGGGACCGATGATTGACTGGTTTCCCGGGATTGAGACGAAGTTGTACGACATCCACTGGGACGGGGTGTTGAGTCGCGACGAGGCGTATTTCCTTGCCAGGCAGGTGGCGAACTTCCGGGTGCGTCTGGAAAACGACGGTAAACCGGTTCCTGTCTGGGAGGCCGACAGGGTCATCGGGATAGACGAACCAGAGGAACTGCGTCTACTGCGCAAGGAACTCAACAAGTGCCAGGCGGAAGTCGGCCGTTTGCAGACGAAGTTGAACAAAACGGAAAAGGCCAGGGAGAAGTTGGAATCGTCGTTGTCAGAGACCACGTTTCAAAAACAGAAACTGGAGCATTGCTGGCAAGACGTGACAGCGAAAATCGATCGTCGGGACGAGGGCGTTCACGACAAGTGCGAGGAGACGATCGAGTTACTCCAGGAGAACCTGGAATCGGTGGAGGCAAGTCTGGCCGTGTGGAAGGACTCGTGCGTTTGGGCGAGGACCGAGCGGGACATGTTGGAGAAAACCGTGACCTCACTGAATGCGCAAATACGCAGTCCACTCGGATGCGACTGGTCCGATTGCAGGGACGCTCGCTACGGCGGTTGGCGTTTCTGCAAGGACCACCTGTCGTTGGCCCGCAAGGATATGAAATCGGACGATTACCTGCAGTCGGTTCCCTGGCGAGGCAATAACCGTACCCACGAGATGGCCGAGGACACTGACGAGACCAAGAACGGGCAGGACGAGTAAACGTGATGCAGCCTCCACGCCGTGATTCCCAGTTCTGGCCGTTTCTCTACTGGTTGACCGGGCTGTTGGCACTGGTGGTCATTCTCTGGATCACGGCGACGGATTTTGACCACACCGAGGGTGCTGCGATCTGCGGCACGGGTGCTGCCAGTGCGGTGACGTGTTACATCATTGACACTCTCAGGCGCAAGGTAGGACGTGATGAGTGACCAGTCCGACGAGGAACTCGACCGGATGTGCGAGGAACTGGCCGAGGCCTGGTACACCCAGTGGCCCCTGGAGGCAGATTGAGGAGAGAACATGCCCTGTGACCATCATGCCTACGAGGTTCTCGACAACGGGGAACGTCTCTGTTTCCTCTGCAACGAGAAGTTCACAAGTTCCGATGAGGAGGAGGATGGCGACGATGAGGTGTGATCATGGAGGTGACCTGTTCTGGGATCACGAACTGGCCCAGACCAGGTGCTGCACGTGCCGGGCACCGGTGCCTCTCGTGAAGAAGTCGGTCGCGAGCGTGAGTCGCATCAAACGCCGTCATCCGATCAGTAATGGCCAGTATTACGACCATTACGGCTACCCGATCCGGCCAGGCAAGTACAATCGCGGCAGTGTTACGGAACCTGATTGATGACCGCAGCCCCGATCCTCGAACCCGTCGGCTCCAGGGAGACCCCCTGTTACCAGGCGGTGCCCAAGGAATACGAGGCCAACCTGTTGTACCGGCAGCGGTTGCTGGAACAGGCCGGCCAGAGCCGCGAGTTGCAGAAGGAACTCTGGCTGGCATGTTCCCGGGATCTGCTCTTCTACATCAATGCCTTCGTCTGGACCTATGACCCCCGAAAGATTGCCGACGGCCAGAGTCCGCGGTTGCCTTTCATCACCTGGGAATTCCAGGACGACGCCTTCCTGGCGTTGGACGAGTCGATCGGCAAATCCGACGTGTTGATCGAAAAGAGCCGGGACATGGGTGCCTCGTGGATCTGCCTGACACTGTTCGAGTGGCGTTGGCACTTCAAGGAACTGCAGAGTTTCATGATGGTTTCCCGCAAGGAGGGCCTGGTCGATGGTGCCGGTGACTCGCTGTTCTCGCACATCGACTTCATCCACAAGAACCTTCCCAGTTGGCTGGTGCCCTCGATCACGCGCAACAAGTTGAAACTGGTCAACCTGGAGAACGGGAGCAAGATCGAGGGTGAGAGTACGACCGACAACATCGGTCGTGGCGGCCGTCGCACGGCGATGCTGGTTGACGAGTTTGCCGCCTTCGAGGGTGGCGGTTACGACGTGCTGAGTGCGACGGCTGACAACACCAACTCGCGGATATTCAACTCCACGCCCAGCGGCACGGCCAATGCGTTCTACGCGCAACGCCAGGCCGGCACGCCGCGGCTGCGGTTTCACTGGTCCCAGCATCCCGAGAAGGCTGCCGGGTTGTGGTTTGACGATGAGGGTAAACCGCAGAGCGACTGGTACATCGGTGAGAAGAAACGGCGTGCGCACGAGGTGGAGATCGCCACCCAGTTGGACATCGATTACCAGGGATCGGCCTACCCGTTCTTCGATCCCAAGACGCTGCAGAAGTTGAAACGCAATTACGTTCGCCGTCCCCGCCACGTCGGCAGCCTGTACGTCGAGGAGGGTTACGAGCCACGTTTTGTCGAGGACGATGTCGGGTTGCTGAAGATCTGGTGCGACCTGGACATCGACCTGAACCCGCCGCGGGACCGTGATTACGTTGTCGGTGCGGACATTTCCCAGGGCACCGGGGCCAGCGATTCGGCGTTGTCGGTGGTGGACCGGCTCAGTGGTGAGAAGGTGGCCGAATTGTGCAGTAACCGGATCAGTGCCAACCGGTTCGCGGAACTCTCGGTGGCACTGTGCCGGATGTTCTCGGGCAGCGAGGGGCGGGGTGCCTTTTTGATCTGGGAGGCGACGGGACCGGGACGTACGTTTGGTCGAACGATCGTTGAGGACTGCGAGTATTCACACATCTACTTCCGCGAGGATGAGACGCGGATGAGAAAGAGAACGTCGGATCGTCCTGGCTGGTTCTCAACCGGCGAGGGGAAGAAGGACTTGTTGATGAACTACCGTGACTCGCTGGTCACAGGCAAGTTCATCAACCCTTCAGAGAAGTCATTGATCCAGGCGGGTGAATTCGTATATCTTCCCAGTGGGCGAGTTGAGCATGGCGGTGCATCAACGACGATTGATCCCAGCGACAGCCGGGACAATCATGGTGACGTGGTGATTGCCGATGCGTTATGTGCTAAGATTTTGCGAGAGCGGGAGTCGAGGGCCAGGCAGAGAGAATCCGTTGAGGCTCCAGTGATGTCATTCGAGTGGCGTCGCCAGCGTCGTCAGCGCGAACTGGCCGAAACAACCGATTGGGAATGAGGCTGTTGGGCAAATGATTGAATCCCAAAGACCCCCTGCATATCCAGCGATTGCAGCGATCCGTCGAGGCCTCCAGGCGTAAACTCGAACCGTTTCGTTCGAGGCATCGCGAGGCCGTCGAGCAGTACGTCGGGGTTTACTACTCCGACGACGCTGCCAGTCGCCCTGTTCACGTCAACCTGATGGAGTTGGCGACGAACATCTACGAGCGGAATCTCAGCGCGCGGCCGCCGCAGGTTCTGGTGCTGACACGCAATCGGAAACTGCGACCGATGGGCGTGAAGTACGAACGGATGCTCAACGAGCAGTTGATCAAACAGAACGTACACCAGCAGATCCAGCGTTGCGTGAAACAGTCACTGCTCTCGATGGGCATCTGCAAGGTTGGCATCGAGACCCGCGGCGAGGTCGATGTCCAGGGTTACAGTTTTGCCAACACGCAACCCTACATCCGCAGCGTGCTGCTCGACGACTGGGTCCATGACATGTCGGCGCGTCACCTGGAGGAAGTGGCCTACTGCGGTCACAGGTACAGGATGCGCCTCGATGAGGCGATCCAGGACAAGAGTTTCAAGAAGTCGGTCAGGGACAAGTTGCGGGCCGAGGAGAACTACAACTTCAACGAGTCGGGTGGCGACGAGCGGATCAGTACGCTGGCGTCGGGGATTGCCCAGGTCGAGACGGCCCTGGAAGACACCGTCGAGTTGTGGGAGATCTGGTTGCCGCACGAGAAGAAACTGGTGACGCTCTCGCCCCTGCGCGGTGAGGATCCGTTGCGGGTTGTCGATTGGGACGGGCCGGATCGGCACATGGGTCCGTTTCACATGCTGTGGTTCAACGAGGTTGACGGCAACACGATGCCGCTGGCCCCGGCGATGCTCTGGCAGGGACTGCACCAGATCGTCAACGGCCTGTACCGGAAACTCGAACGCCAGGCACAGCGGGTCAAACACATCGGCGTGACGCGGGGTGCCGATGTCGGTGACGCGGAGCGGATTCGCCAGACGAGTGACGGCGAGGTGGTCGCGGTCGATAACCCCGACGCGATCCAGGAGAAGAGTTTCGGCGGCATCGACCAGCGCAACTTTGCCTTCATGCTGCAGAGTCGAGACCTGTTCAGCTGGATGGCCGGCAACCTTGACGCGCTGGGTGGACTGGGTCCGCAGAGTGATACGGTCGGCCAGGACCGGTTGTTGTTCTCGGCTGCCAACCAGCGTATCGCCGGCATGCAGGACTCGGTGACCGAGTTCACCCGCAACATCATCAGGGACTTCGGCTACCACCTCTGGGAAGACCCGTTGCAGACCTACCCGGTCACGGTCGAGTTCGAGGGTATCCGGCCCCTGGAGATGGAGATATCTCCTGACGACCGCCGCGGTCATTCGGTCTACGAGCATGAAGTTGAGATCGAGGCGTACTCGATGCAGCACCAGTCACCCGGCCAGCGTCTGCAGACGATCAACCAGATCGTGCAGGGGATACTGGTTCCGGCGATGCCGTTGCTGCAGCAACAGGGCATGGAGTTGAACATGCCGGCGTTGCTGGACCTGTACTCGAAGTACTCGAACCTTCCCGAGTTGCGTGACCTGGTCACGCAGGTCAACCAGGGTCCACCCGGCCCCGAGGGCGATTCTCCCGGTTCCGATCGCAATCGTCCACGCCAGTCCCCGGTGACAACGCGCGAGAACGTGCGCGTGAACCGTCCCGGTGCGGCCAGTCGTCAGAACGCTGACGCGAGCATGATCAGCCAGTTGATGTCGGGCACGGGCCGCACGGCAGACTCGATGATGACAGGAGGCGCATGATGGCGCGGCCACCAATACAAAGTCAGGTACAGAGTTTGATCCGCGAGGCCGAACGGGCTGATCGTCGCGGTAGAGGTGGAAGAGAGGCTCGGCGTTTTCGCGATGCTCTTGATGCTGCACGCGAGGACGTTGCCGGCAGACAGGCACCACCCGGTTTTGAGTTTGACGTTGGATTTGACGTTCAACATAGAGGTAAAGGCAACTACCTGGTGACACCCAAGGTCATCCTGATCCACACCGAAAGTGGACAAGAGTTTCCGGGTGACACTCCATTGGGACAGATTCCTGCTGGTGGCGTACCCGGTGACGTACCGGGTACGTTCGTAATTCCGCAACAAAAATATGTACACCCCAAAAGTACAAAAACCGTGCCGGCACCATCCCTTGGCCCGTTCCCGATTCCCGGTTTCCAGCCGGGGCCAGGCGGAATGCCCGGTCAGGTTCCGGGTCAGGGTCCATTGCCCGGTGATTACGGTCCACCGATTCCTGGCAGTTTGCCGGCTGTCATGGGTGCTGGACAGCAGATGCTGGGGGCATACGGTCAGATTCCGTTTCCGTCAGATTTTGAAGGTAACACAGCATTTGCGGCGCAAATGAAGGCACTGGTTGGCGACTGGACCGGCAGTAATCCAGCGGCAATCGGGCCAGTGTCTGCATACTTGGCCAACAAGAAATATCAAGAGTACAAGAACGAAATTGAGGCGGCGGCAGCGGCCGGTGAACCACACCCGTTTGGTGGCCAGAGTGCCCTTTCGCAAACTTCGCCGCAATTTCAACAGGGAGTCAATACTGCTGGCCAAATGATCGCCCAACCCTACGTCGAACAGTTTGAACAGGCCGCCGGTCAATTCGGCAGCCAGTTGATGCAGGGTCTGACTCCCACTCCTGTTCAGGCCCAGGCACCACACCCGTTGGCTGGCACTTCCACAGGATCCGCATTAGGCATCGATCCTCTCGCGACAATTCCAATTCCAGGGCAGACCATGCCCTTTGGCACTCCACCGCTCATGCAGGGTTTGCCGACACTCAGTGACATCGGAAACATGATCTTCGGTCCCGTACCTGGCCAGATCGGACAGGCGGTAATGAATCCGTCGATACCGCCAGCACCGGCGATGCCGGGCAATATCCCGCCGATGTTCCCGACAACGATGCCACCGGCACCACCGTTGCCGACAACATTCCCGTAAAGGATCACGCGCATGTCAGGTCAATGGCCATCACCGCCGATGCCAACGGGAATTGGTCCCGGTGGTCAGCCCGTGGCCGGAACAACGGCACTGGATCAATTACTCCAGTCGGCGCAACGGTTGATGAATCCGCCGCCGCAGGAGTTTTACCAGGAGGCGTACCAGAACATGCCTCTCGACGTGATGGGTGGTGTGCCGACCCAGACACCAGCCGGCCAGTCGATTCCGCCCGGCATGACCGTCGGCGGTATCCCCGCCTACTACCCCCAGTACGCCGCCCAGGTCGCCAAGACGGGACTGGGCAATTTCTTCGGTGGCAGCGCACCCACGCCGACCCCGCCTTCCGACGTGGTGAACATGGCCGGCAGCGTGATCGGCATGCAGGAAGGTTTGATCAACCCATTGACCAATGTCATGAACCTGGCGGGTCACTACCCGATTGCGGGACTCTCACAACTGCTCAACAGCATGGGCATGCCCGGTCCCGGCACCGGTCCCGGTGCCTCCTACGCTGGTGCCTACCATCCAGATTATCCGATCGGTCCCAGTAACATCTCCCCCGGCGCGCCGGGAACGGGATTCGACTACGGTTACGCACCGATGCCGTAAGGTTTACTGATGGCAGTCATCTACAAGATCAACGGCAAGACGGTCAGCCGTCGCGAGTTCACAAAAAACTCTCGCGGTACGGGGCAGGTGATAATGCCCTATTCACCGTCCCAGGTCATCGTCAGCGAGGGTGCTGCAGTTCATCCCCTGGACCGCCAGGCTGCCGAGGACCATGCACGCAAACACGGTTTTGCAATCAACTTCGATCAGGAAGGTCGTCCGCATTTCACGAGTCATCGTCAGCAGAGGGCCTATCTTCGCACGATCGGGATGGTGAATCGGGATGCCTACTTTTCATAAAATGTTGACGATCACTCGCCAAGGAGAATACAATGCCACGACACTACAAGGGTAAGAAGGGTGCCGCCAGGAAGAAGGCATTGAAGGAACACCGCAGGGCGGTGAGGGGGAAGAGGGCAAAGAGGAAGAGGGTTTACTGATGACCAAGGGGGCCGGTGGAATCTCACCGGCAACTAACGGCTGAAACGGAAGTCGCGATCCGTAAGACGCCTTACCGTCGTTGCTCGTAAGGGGGCCGCGTGGGAAACCACGTCGGCCCCCTTTTTTTGTACCAGAGCAGGACGCTCCCTTCGGGGAATTTCAGGAATGCCAGAAGACAACGCGACAACCGAAACAGTTGATGCTCCCGTCGAGGACGCTCCCGTTGAGGAGACTCCAGTCGAGGAGGCACCGCCGGTCGAGACAACGACCGAGCCGGAAGGCGACATCGTCTCCGAAGAGCCGGCGATCAACCAACTCGGCGTCTTTACCGAGGATCCAGAGCCGGAATCGGAACTGGAACCCGAGCCGGAACCCGAGCCGGAACAACAGATCCAGTGGCGCAACGACCAGTACGCACTCGGCGCGGCGATGGGCATGTCGGTCGAGGAAGTGCAGTCTTTCGACAGTCCAGAAAAATTCGACCGGGTCATCGGTGGCCTGGTACAGCGTGCCGCAGCCGCCCGCGCGCAGCAACAACCCGCACAGGGTCAGCAACAACCCGCACAGGGTCAGCAACAACCCGCACAGGGTCAGCA